TGTTCTCATATCAGTTGCATACCATTAGAAGCTAGTAGATTGATAGAAGCCGGTGACTTGCAGGAATTGATCATTTCCGGTTACCGGGAATGCACCTGCAGAAGTGACCACGTTTGCTGTCGTACTGCCTTGCGCGACTAGTCCGGTAAGGATGACGCTGGTCGAGGAATTGAATCCTCCGAAGCGGAAGTCTGAATTCGATGCCGGGAGCGAAGGCAATATAAATTGTAATGTGCCGCTAGCGGGGCCAAGCGTCGTCACATGAATGGTAAGGCTGAAAGTAACGATGTCTCCAATAATAACGAAATTTTTTCCCGTAATCGTAACTGAAGTGAATGCACCTCCGGACGAAGTGACGGCAGGCGTCCATACGATATTTGTTTCCGCAATGTTGTTTCCGGCAAAGTTGTTGACGCCGATCCTTACGGTAGTGACCGCTACATTCCTGCCGAAACCGTAGTTTTGCCCATAGCACCTGTTGCCTGCCACAATGCAGTCCGTCCCTGCCTGCACTCCATTGGTCTGCAGATATATTCCGTTGTCGTCTCCTGTGTTATTGCCGACACCATTCTGATACGAGAGATTGCCGGTGCATGTCATCGCCTCCCCGCCAATCATAATTCCATTGCCGGAATTGCCCTGCGCGATGTTTCCCGTAACAGTGCTGTGCGGAGACCATAGTTCGTATCCTGCACAATATGTGCCGTCGACATCTATGCCGGTGCCTCCAGCCATGAAATTGTCGGAAATTACATTGTCATGCGTAAAGGTATCGGGGCCCATCGTCACGCCCGAGCCGTATTTCCAGTTGGTCGCATAGTTGCCGGTTATAAGAAGCTGAGACCCGGAAAAGATCATCGCTGAGTTCGTACATCGATTGCGGGCAATGACGCCGTAGGTATTCTGCGTCGATGCCGCAACAAGGATGCCGTGGTTCTGGGTATTCAATGCTACGTTGAGAGTTGTATCGTTGTCGGAGATATCGAAGCGTGTGCAGCCCTGCGCGGTGATGCCGGACTGCCCCTGATTTATTACGCTTATGTTGCGGACGAACCCGTCGGTGACGGTATTGAGATTGACTGCGCCATGACCGGCGGTAACAAAACTTCCAGCATCGATCGTTAAATCCGAGACCCCGCAGTTCGATAACGAACCACCGGAGAATATCTTTACAATATCCTCATCAGCAACATTGAGAAGCGTGAGAGTTGTAAGTCCCTTCCCGGCCCCGCGCAGTATTACGTTGTTGCTGGCAATTAAAATATGCTTTGTGCCGCCAGCAAGCATATAGTTCCTTGGACTTAACTGCAGAACACCACCACCGGACGAGGACCCGATTCTCGAAAGTGCGGCATTGATGGCTGCAGTGTCGTCATTGATGCCGGGGGCGGCCTGCTTGAAGGAAGTGTCAAACGGGAAAACATTCGGGCCTGGATAAATTTCCATTGCCATCAGAGAAATTCCAAAACGGTGAACGGTTGATTGGAACCACCATCACTGAATGCCGACCACGCACCATTGACATTGCTGAACAGCGTAGATGGAAACGACAGTGTAGACCCCGGATAGATTATGAATGATCCTCCGACCGATGACGTCGTCGGAGCCACCGTCATTGCACTGGGAAATACATATACATTGGCTATTCCAGGATTATGGAAGACCAATCCAAACCTTGTCTGATTGGCTGCAATTACGGAGACCGCCGCCGTTCCCACATTATTGACCGGATATGAAACAGGAGAAGTCGTGGTAGACGCAGACGGAGATGAATTGCTCTGCAATTGCACCTGACTGCCGATGTTGCGGGCAATCAATTGCAGTGTGGAGTTGATGTCGTCTAAAGTGGCCAACTATCGTCTCCCGGCAGGAGCGTATCGATAACGCACCCGTCCAAGCCGCCAGAAACTTCCGCTATCACCCGACGTCACCGTGATAGATGCCTGCCTGCCACGGAAGCGAACCGTAATATACTCCGTGGTCGAGTTCATGGTGTATGGTCCGTAGACGACCGGCGTATCACCAGGATAGTCGATGACATTGAATGAAATCTGAACCTGCGCACTGCTCGATCCGCCAAAGTAATCCCATTTGAAGTCCGGTATGATCTGATCGACGTAGGCAAAGTCCTCGCCCTCGGCAATATAGAAATAACCCGTCGTGAACGATGACGTCATTGGGGCGCCGTCCATATTCCGCGTCATTTCCTGGGAATAGATGACGCCGGTCGGTGTCGCCCCGATCGGATTGCCAAGGACGGACTGGTCGATCCATGCCGACCGGGGAAGAGGTCCGTAATCCCACGGCATACCCGGCTCGGTGATATTCATCTTGACGTAGGAGTCGCATTCTCCGTTTGTCGATGCAGTAGACGGATATAGCCACCCAGCCTCGTTGAACGGCGTATTCGGCATGGATCGAACATTCGCACCGAAAGCGGTATTCAAATTCTGGAACACGACATCCCACACCGGACATGGCAAGACCTTAACACCATCACCACTGTAGGAATAGAAATTGGTTGGCCCCATCCAGTAGACAGCATTGCGCAACTGCTGCATGCAGTGTGAACTGATTGCGCCAGCACCAGCGCCAATTTTGTTGAAGCCAAACACCAATGGAAACCCGGCATAATTTGCCGCCCACAGGTCCAGGTCGGTCCAGAACAAACTCTGGTTCGATACCGCCATTCCTCCGCGGATGACCGATCCGATCGGTATCCTGAACGACCCGGCCTGATTGGTAGTCGATGGAACGAAACTCGTATAGTCGCTCTGATCTGACCACTTGATCAGCATCGGGTCACGCTCAACACCTATGTCCTCTATCTCCGTAGAACCCCAGCAGATCAGGATTTGCAGTGTCGTTGAAACGAAGATGCCTCCATTAAATGGCGGCGCAGTCACGACCAGGGCTGCATTGGTAAAGCCTCCGGTCGGATCGTACTGGTAGACGCCACCACCATAGGGGCATGCAAGAGCAATCTGCCCCCAATTATCTGACGTCCAGTCAGTTGCCGTTATTGGCGTGCCAGTCTGACTCGCAGGTACGGTGCCAGTGCCGTACCCTCCAGATCCATACCCACCGAGACCATACCCGCCACCCAATGCCGCAGGCCCCAGTGAAATGTTATAGACAATCTGCGCCAGCCCACCATTCATAGAGAAAGAGCCACTGCCGGTGGCCTGTGCATTGGTGGTAAATGTGAAATTATCCACGTCGGTAACGACAGCGACCGTATAGTGACCATGGATCGTTATGCCGTTCCCCGTCGTAGACGCCTGAAATACGACAACGTCACCGACAGAAAGACCGTGAGCGACCAGAAGCGCCGATACGGCTGCAGACCCGGACGACGTAGTAAAGACCGGGACCGCGCCACCATTTGAAACACTAGACGTAGCATTGCTGGCTGCATTGATCTTGTAGCTGTTTGCTCCGGTTATGACCGTTATCTGGTATGGACCGAATAGGATCAAACCGCCGATCGATACCGGCGTATTAAGCATGATGGTGTCGAATACCGTGACGTTCGTAATCCCGGCATCGACGATTTCAACCACCTTGGTATTGATTGTTGTCGTGAAATTTACTGCAGGATTTGTGGTCTTCTGCTGCGGGGTTATGTCAGTGAAATTTGCCGATGTATCGATAACAGAAAGCTGCGTCGTGGTCCCCACCAGCAACCTGTCAACAGTGTTCAAGTCCTGCCATGCGTGCAAGTCTCTAGGAACACCATTGACGGCGAATGGATAGAATTTGCTCCAGCCTCCGTATTTCTGGACGAGGCTGTCCTTGAACCTGACCAGAGAACTGACGCTGATCCCGGCCTCTAAAAGAGTAGGTGTTCTTTCAGTGTTGACACCAGGGACAAGCTTGACTGATCCGAATGGCATGGATCATGTCTTCACAAGCGGCAAGAAGCTGATGATCATAGGCTGCACGTTCTGACTTCCGCCGCCTCCGGTACTGTTCACGGTAATTCCGGTAACCGCAGAATCTATAGTTGCCGTATTGCTCGTTGGCACAGAGATTCCGGTTCCTCCAAGATTTCCTCCACTGCGTACAGCTGCATTGCTGGTGTGGGTGTGTCCTGGGTCAGTTATGCCATGAGTATGGGTCTGCATTCTCTGGTCGCCACCAGCAGACCCCATAACCGTTCCATCAACACCGCACACTGCCGATGTCAGCCTTCCACCAACTCCGGTATCAAGAGCGACGCGGACACGCGCCCGTTCGTCGGGAACGGCAAATGTCGTGACGCCGTTTCCGCCGAAGGTGCTTCCAAGAACCTGTGCCAGTGCCGTGTATGAGGCTGAATTGTATACCGTTCCATCCTTGATCAACCAAGGCTTAATGGTGCAGACACTCATCCACAATGGCATGCCTGTGGAATTGATGTGCAGGTCGAGAGCAGACCCGACTTCCCGCATGTCGACATAATCCATATCAGTGCCATCGAAGAACACATGCGCCTTGCGTCCGGGAGGTGCGCCGATTGAATTTCCACCACCGGCAGCAGGAGACAACTGGATGCTGAATGACGCGGCAGACCCGCAATTGTTGTGGACGATGTAGAACCCCGGCATCGTAAATTTGACGACGGCATTGCCAGCCAGTGTCCCGGAAAACTTGATCAGGGCATTCTCGCTCTGGCTTGGTCCCGCACCGGGAGTGAATGACGATCCGGCAGGAAGTGTAAGAACAAACGTAGTCGCGGCAGAAAGAGAAATCGTGGTAATTCCGCCAAGAGTGCCGTCCAGCGAATTCATGTTCGTATTGATGGCGGTGGTGCCCCACGCACCCGGCAGGTCTCCGGTATTCGGGACGTTGTAAAATCTGTTGGTGGTATTGGGCATTTTTTATGCTCTTCTCATGTTCTCGGCGGCGTCACAATCTTGGACGGCTCTTGGCTCGACCACCCTTCAGCGAAGAAGACCTTTCTGGATTCTTCCTTGTCCGTCCCCGCCATCAGCGTCTGCAGATGCGCCTCCCAAGTTATTCCTGATTTTGGGTCATCCACCATGGCACCGAAATTCTTTTGGTATCCGCAGGCAAACACCATTCCCGCAGCAATCATCAGTTGGGGAAAGTATACCGACAGGATCGTTGTCACGTTGCTGGACGACAGTGGGTTGGGTCTTATTTCTCCGACTGCCTCGACCTGATATGCCGCATCTGGCCATGGTCCGACAATGATGTCGGTTGGATTTAGCATCGAGAATTTTTCCGGGACGGTAGAGCCTGCCACACTCGGCCACAACGT